TGCCAATATAGTAACTTGTTCCATTGACTGCCACCACTCCTGAACCAATTGGGAATGAAGCTCCCTGTCCCGTACTCACATTAACTAGATTAGTACCAGAAGATCCGATACCAACTGTGTTTATGTAATTACCTTCTAGAGTATTTAATTGATAAACAGATCCCGCAGTTTTTGTAACCAAAGTATCTGCACCAACAAGTCCCGTAATAATTGGTAAAGTAACTCCAACACCTACAGTAGTGACTACATTTGTTTTATTTACGTATGTAGTTCCAGGAAAACATTGAATATTTTGATTATTATTTTCTACATAAACCTGTATAGCGTGTATGGCAAGAGTGTTGTATTGATTGGCATTAATTTGCACAGTATGAAGATCATTACTTAACAAACTGGTAGCATGTTTAATAAATAAGAATGTATTAACACCTTGATTATCAACTCCAGACGCTGCATTACCAAATGAAATATTAGTTCCAAGACTTACGTTGTCAGTAAATTGAGCAGAAGTAGAAGTGGCTGTTGTATTTTGATTTACACCCCAAGATAAATTTCTAAAAGTACCAGTTACAATCATGCCATCGTTAATATTTTTAACGACAACATCTACATAGTTTCTTTGATTTCTAACTCTGACATTTCCAAAAACATAAGCAACAACACCAGGATAATTTTCAGTAAACTCTACCAAGTAGGTTGGTTTATTGCTTATCCATTTAGATCTGTCTTGCAAAAGTACTAAATCTTTAATGAATAATGTTTTTGTTGAATATTGAGGAGTATCGTTATTGGCAAATAATTGATTCTCAGGATTTGTATTTGAATTATCAGTTAAACTCGTGTTGTTAGTTGCTGGATTAGATACATCTTTAAAATTATCAATTACGTATTGACCTGTTCCACCAGCACCGCTTTGAGGCTCAGATTGGAATAATGTTATATTTGCGCTCATTTGATTCCTTTAAAAATATGGGAGAGAGAAAAAGCACAATCTAAAATCTCTCCCCCACACGCCTCACGAAGGACTACTAACCATTAATTCCAAATTGGCTCAATACATCCTGAGTTTTCTTAATAACAACCGAAACAACTGATGCATTAACTGCGGTGTTAGCACCAGAACTTACGATCTGGATCAAATCACCTGCCAACAACTGAGCAAGAGAACTGCCTTGTGGTGCCAATACTGGCGCAACACCAGCTGACGACACACCTGCAATTTGCTGCATACCAGAAGTTCCAAAACCAACAACAGTAAGTACCGATACACCCACTGCTACGGCAGTTGAACCCAAACCCGCAATAAAGCGCAGGATATTAAACTGCCATCCTGGTGCTCCAGACAATCCAAATGCTGCAATATCAATTGCTGCAAGAATTGCAGGATATGGAATCGCACAAACCATAACGCTTGCTCCGGTTACAACCGCAGGCAAATCTGCCTGAAGGACTTCTTTTTGTTCACTAATGTCTTTATCCCTATTTACAATGGCCATCTTTTTTTCTCCGATTAGATACTTTATTCATATTAGCTGTTCTTATGTCGTTAGTAACTTTTGCAAAGTCTTGTCTTAAGTCTGCTGCTCTAGCTCTAACGTCATTTCTAAATGCTCTTTCTTTATTTCTTTCAATCATTTCATTGTGAGCTCTTACTCTAGTCAGTGCATCTTCTTTTCTCCATTGATCCATTCTTTTTAACTTAGTTAAGATTGGTTCAATGCCCCAGTCTACTGGGTAACCACTCATGCTCCAGTCTTGAGTTAAAGCAAACACCCATTGAGGTTTGATTGTGGACACATAAAGATTCTTACCCTCATAATTATATAATTCGTATGTCCTGCATTTTCTGTATATATCTACTTTGCCATCCGTGGCTTTATCTGCATACAAATCAGAATCATAACGTTTCAAGTATGAGTTAATAGTCCTTATGCGTCCATCAATCACGATACTTTACCCTTAGGACGAAATGTAGTTAGAAAGACGAGCACTAGCAGTGGGTTTCTCGTTGAATACGTTTGCAAAGAAACGTAAACGAGCTTCAAACTGATCCGCACTTACTTGTGCAATTAAATAAGCACCAGTTTCATCTGCCCATTCAAGTTCACTTAGAACATATTTCTTAAGAGTTCCCTCTGTTAGAAAATTGACATAAGTAGGACTGTCTTTATCGGCAACCCATGGAGCACCTGCATATTCCAAATAGGTCTTATCTTTGTCTGAGAAAGTTCCATCTCCCATTACTCGTTCACCAATGTAACGTTTATCAGCTACAAGTAATTTGTTATAGAAACGTTCACTATCAAAGTCAGAATATACTGCGGTGACTTTCCCACCACCACGACGTCTTGCTTCATTTAGTGTCTGTTGCAAGAGGTTTAATGATAGTTGATTGCCATTGCCATTAATCGAGTTACCTTGAAACGTTTGATACAAACTACGATCTACGTTAAAAATCGTAGTCGTATTGCCATCTAATGCAGTCAAGATACCTTGGATTTCATTGTTGAAAGCACCCGTTCTGACAATGATATCACCAGCCAAACAAGTTACTGCAGCTGATAATGTCAATGTAGCCGTAGTCGTGCCGGATACCAAATTCACAGTTACACCTTGTGCTTTGTAATTTCCGTTAACATCAACAATATCGATTACAATTCCCGTATCTACATATTTATTGCCTGCTTCAGTAGAAGTTCTACCATTAACAGTAATAACATTTGATGCATTTACGTTTGCTGCAACAACAGCTAGATCACCACGACCATTCCAAAACAACTGACGGTTCACATCATTTTTGAAATCTGTCAGACCTTCCGTCATTTCAAATTCCATTTCTGATACGAATGAACCCTTGTCACCCTGCGATGCCTTAAGCATCGGACCCGTAACACCGAAGCGCAAATAGTTATACTTTGCTGCAATCAATGCCTGTACGGTTACCTGACGACCAATTGAAGGAAGTAAACCACCATCACTCGTAGCACCAATGCCTTGGTTACGAATTACCTTCAAAGGACGTACTACTTGTTGACCATTATATTTTTGCTTACCCTTTTCCATCCCACGATAAAGTGGAACTTCGTCGTTAAACTGGCTGACGATAGGACCTTCATACCAGTTTTTCAGAGTAGCAAAGCCTGAGCCTATGCTCTGAAATTGATTAGGCATTTCTTTTCCCTTTCATTTAAAAGTTTAATTCATTTAAATGCCCAGAAAAAAGCATGTCAGTGGCTTCTTTAATGTTTTTGGCAGTCTTTGGGGCTTGCCCAGGTATGCCTCCACCAGCACCAACATCCTTATTTTTAGCATTTTGAGTTTTCTGTCCCTTAACTAAACTGCTTTGATACTGCTGGAATCGGCCTGATTGCTTTTCATTGACGAGTTTCCAAAGATTATCCCATTCCTTATTAGTAATTTCAGTTTTCAATCCTTGCTTGTTTTTTGCATCAAGCAAAGATTCTGCATTGAAATACACCGTGGAAGGATCAGCATACGGATACTTTTTGCTATATTCAGCTTCTTTAGCATCCAATTCTTTATCAATTGCATCTACTTGCATTTGATGAAAATGCTGTTTTATTTGGTTCACTTCATTAACGAATGCTGGATCAACACCGGCAAGATTTGGCTTGTTCTGCTGTTGATTCATGAGTTGGTCTACATAATGATGAAAATCTTTATGATAGACTCTCTTGAAATCATCAATAGAGGCCCTACCTTGTCTAATTAAATTCAAATCTGATTCTAAACCACCATCTCTTAGAGCATCTCGAGATTTGTTCCATTGATTGCGCTCTTGAGCAAATGATTGCGTTTTACGAGAATAATCGTCATGACGCATCTGTGCTCTTTGCATTTCCCTAATTTGATCAGCAGTATAAGATCTTCCATCTACTTCAAATGCATTGGAAGTACCTGCTGTAGGATCTGCACTGCTTACTTCTGATGATAATTCTGAACCACTAGATAATTCTTGTTCCAAAACTTAAACCTCCTAAAGAAATTAGGAGGTGCTATACAAGCCACCCCTGATCAAAATCTATTTTAATACTTTTGTTTAGAACTTAAATATTTTTTCGCCATTACTTGAGCTTTTGCATGCAATCCTTTTGCGTTTCTCATTTCTTCTGCCGTGTCATCATCATGTTCTACTTTTGAGCTCTTATCTGATAAACCATGAGAAGATTTAATTTCTGAATGTTGCCCGTGAATTTCATCTTCATCATGAGCTACTTTACCCATAGCCTTTGGATGCATACTGTCATGTTCATGCATATGCATTCCATGCGATACTTCACCTGCTTCATGTCCTAAGTCTGTATGTTTCTCTTTTTTGCCATGAGAAAGAGCTTCAGTATTTCCTTCCCCATCTTTTGATTGCCCAGCTATATGCTGAGCCAATTCCATATTAGATTCATCTTCTTCATTCATACCAACATGATGTCCACGTTCCATTACCTGAGAATGAGAACCATGACCCATTTCTGATTTCATATGCATATCTGGAGCAAGACCTAATTTTTCATTATCTTCATGCCCATCATCCATAACTTTTGACATTTCTAACGATTTATTGCGTCTGCCTCTTAAAGCTTCTTTCATTGAACCGTACATATTATCTCCCTTGTGGTGGTCCTGCTGTTGCCGGCTGATTTCCAGGCATATTAGCTGCCCTATTATCTAAACTTTGAGCCAAATGATCTCCTGCTGTTTTAGTTTGTTGGTCCGCTTGCTGCATCGCATTTGAATTCATCTGAGGACTTGGATCATCCTGAACAGCACCTGTTAATTTCAAAATAAATTGTAAATGAGTTTCCATTACTGTTGTTACTAATTTTTGTAGATCGTCGGGCAAACCCTCGTACTTTTCCCCTTTACGATATCGATTAAGTTCACTGATCCACAACTTATGATTATCAAACTCATTAGCAGGAGGAATTTCTCCTTTCTCAATGAGCTCAATTCCACGTTTAATTTGAGCCGTATCAAGTGATTGATCAAGCCAGATCCCATTAACATCTCCAAACTCAAGCCAGGATAGAACCTTTGCTCTTGTTTCTGGATCTTGAGGATCACCAAGCAAGCCTTGTTGGAATGCATTAAGAATTTCTTGTCTTTTAAGAACTTTAGACGAAGGCATCGTAGAACCACGTCTTACTTTAATATCTGTTGTTTTAACTTGTGATCCTTCAATCTCTTTAACAATATATCCAGAATCCCCTGCTATTTTAATTTTACGGGGAAGAACATAATTTTCTTTAATTTGCTTTAATATTAATTCACCAACTCTTGCCCATCCGTGTTCAGATTTCTCAGTTACTACACCAATTCTAGTATCATCTTGTTCTACAAGTAATTGCATTCCAATTGCTGGAATAGTTGCTGATGGCAGATTCCCCTTAGATACTTCACTTATACCAGATATTTCATTGAACATGGCATCTAGCTGAGCTTGTTCAGTATATGCGTATTGGGGTATAACTGGCATTGTAAGAGGAGTTGGTCTTCCGCCGTCAGCAGCATTTGGGACTGGAGTATAATATACAACTTCTCCAGATTGATCATTCAGTGATTCTTGTGCAAGCTGAGATCCTCTTGCTCCAATCATTTTACCCGTAAGTAACTTCTTAACCCACTCAGTACGCATTCTAACAACGGTATTGTATGCATCCTGAATCGGTCTCAAATGTGTAATTATTGCATCTGAATAAAATTTACCACCTATAAGAACATCATCAAATTTAACAAATGGTATTTCACTACATGGAAGTTCTTTATTTTCAAGCAATATTCCATTTGCAGAAACAATCATTCTTCCTTGAGGATACTTGCGAGATTTCTTTTCATAATAAGCAAGCTCAATTGCTGTATTTTTTACATTAGAAATAGTGCCCTGAGCAGGACCACGAGTGTTTATGCTATTTATTCTTGTTTCATATTGAGCAGAAAGTAACCAGGTACCTTCTTCTTTTACTGCTTCACCACGCTCCGGATATTGAGATCTAAAATACTCAAGAGGACGGACCCTTGCTCTTACAATCCATTGGAGCTCATCCATATCTTTAGCCAAAGGATCTGGAAACATTTCAAAAGCGGAAATAACATCAAGCCTAATATCACCTTCAAAATCTGCTTCTCCGGTCTCAGGATCAGACATCATATTTCCTCTAGTAGGATCCCAATAAACTCCCATATATGCATGACCACATTCTTGCATCCACATATAGAGCAGAATTCTTTTCTCATCAGCACTTAATCTTTCTATTTGAGCAGATAAAATATCTAAAGATAATCTTGCAGCATCCTTATCTTCTGAGGAATTAGATTCAGGCAAAGCATCATATTTAGGGGGGTTTTTACAAAGTCTTGCTAATCTATTCTGAGTAGTTGGCAAAATTTTGTTAATATGAATTCTTCTTTGCCTGAGAAATATAGAGGTGTCATTAACTTGGACAAATTGTCTTGTAAAAGTATTATAAGTTAATCCATTAAATCCAAGCAAATAAGCAATATTAGTCATCCAAATACCTTCATGACTAATTCTATTTGCAGACGATCTTATTTCTTCAACTTTAGTTCTTACAAATGTAGCAAGTTTCTTTTCATCGGGAGTTTGCATTGATTCACTAAACTTTTTAGGTTTAAGTGGATCATTAGACCCATAATACTCAGTTAAGTCTTCGGAACCCATGCCTAAAGCATTTTTAGCTCGATCTAGAAGACCTGCCATTTATGTCCTTAAATTATATTGGTAAGACTATCTAATTCTTGTTTATAAAGTTCATTATCAACAGATGCCTGAAACTTTGGCTCTGATTTAACAACCTCTTTGTTAATATTTTGAGTTACGGCTTCAGACAACTGATAATCATAATAATTTCTACTCATTAATTTATCTATAAGTTTATTAATCATTGAAATATGAAATGCTTCACGCGCTCCAATGAAAATAAGCAGTGCAATTATTACTACAAGATCAGTCATGAGTTCCTTCTACGGTTCCTTCATTCATTCCAAGCCTTTTATAAGAAGGTTCATTAATTTCTTGACTAAGTTGTGTTGATTTACCCTCTAAACAAACTTTAATTCCTTTAAATATGAAATATTGAACATTTCTTTGAGGATTATGATGAGCTTTTGTTGGTTTTACTTGGCTTAATCCTTGCGGGTTAAAATGATCAATAACTTCTTGAGTAGTTTCCACCCATTCTTCACCACTACTTCGTGCTAATTCAATTTTAGTAAGAAAAGATCTGAATTTTTCATCTAAACTCAAAGATTCTAATCTTAAATGATCTTTATCTTCAAAACGACTCTGAATCTTCTTGTTGTTGTTTGATTCTTGCGATGTTTTTAATGTACCATCGTTCATATTCTGGGCTTGATTTGGGTGGTTCACTGTTATCTATCCCCTTTGGTTGCGGAATTACTGCTATAGATTCAATCTGAGCCAAAGCGTCAATAAGATCATCATGTTGAGACCTCGGAAACTGCAATAACTCTAATTCTAAATCATTTAAATTTCGGTTCAAGAATATTCTATTCCATTCGAATCTAGGTTGTAAACCTTGAATACGATACTCTTTAGACTTGGTATTGTCTGGCTTGATTCCTTTAGCTGGAATAATAACATTTCTACGTCGCATCTCAGCATCAAGCATGTAAAGTAATGCTTTCTGATAGGCAACATCTTCTATGCCAATACAATGACAGTTAAATTTAGTCTGAATTTCAAAGATAAGATTAATCAATTGAGTGGGGATTATTTTATAACGATTTGCTGCTCTGACATACCAATAATTGTTTGGATCTATGTCTATGATTACTGCAGCAGTATAGTCAGCATGTTCTTCTTGCGAAATTGCAGGATCTATGAATGCAAATGTGTACTTTGTTTCCGGCAATACTTCATAGTATTTAAACCATTCCTTTTTAAATACTCTGTCTTCATCTGGAATGATTTGATTTAAATATTGGTTAGCAAAAAAATAAGAACCTAAAGTTCTCTTTTGTTGATCAAGAAAAGCTGGAGATAACTTCTGAGGGAAAAATAAAGATCCATCCTTATTATAAGCAGTCTTATAAACAACAGACCACCCATTTTTTTCTATAATCATTGAGTTTCAATACAATTGTAATTCATTACATAAGTACTGGTTATTCCACCAGCTACTGCAAAGTTTACAGTAACCGCAGAAGTAGAGCTGGTTACATAAACACTTGTAGAAATCGTACTATTGGCCGGAGTTAAACTACAAATAGGCGCCACACCATAAGATTTATTAAAATTAACTGCACAATATGAACCAGTAGATAATCCTACTGTTCCTGTATTAATAGTTACTTGTCCTGCTATATCTGTAGCATTTGCTACTGTACAGGTAGCTCCAGTACCTGCATTCCCACTAACCGTAGTAGTTGGAGCTGTAGTTATTGTAGATTTAGCATGCCCATCTTTCATTACCAAAACAGTATTTGTTCCATTAACTGCAGAAGCACCAAGCAGAGCACCCGCTAATGGAGCAAAACTTTGATTGGTTATGGTTGATCCTGCGTTAGCAGTAAATGTTCCATCATAAACAGAACCTCTATTTCTGAAAGAACTACCACTATTATGAACCAATGGAGCATGAATTACTGAACCATAAGCATGAATCGTTCCGTTATTGGTTATAGTTCCACCACCCAAATAACCACCCACAGTGTCAAGTTCAGAACCGGCATCAATTGCTATTGTAGATGGAGATAAAGTACTTCTTTCCATAAGTAAGTAATTACCTGCATACTGTGCAGGAACATTACCCCCAGGATTATCAACAAGATTTAAGGTAATCCCACTCTTGATTCCATCTCCCTGTTCAAGCAAACCAAAGGCAACGTTATTTAAGGTGATTGGACCAGAACCCGTAGAATTAAAAGCACTGTCATAAAAATAAAGATTGTTAACGTTTGTGGCCAATATTCCAGAAGAAGATTTTTGAATATTACATCCAATAAAAACACAAGCAGCACCACAGAAATTTGTATTATTTATATTACCCGTAAAAATTACATCACCATTAATTGTAAATCCTGTGAATGCCAGATTCTGTAAATTTGTATTATTTGAAGTAGAAGTAATAGCTGTACCAGATCCAGGGCCAAAATTTGTTCCATTTAATTCGCCCTGGCTATATGCTTCTGATTCAATAACAAGATTATAAAGAGCTGCATTAGCAAGAGTTAATGTTTCACTGTATCCACCGGTTGCTACCGAAATATGATATGGAAAACTTGCATTATCAGCATTAGTAATAACTTGATTAATCGCTGCTTGAATTGTTTTAAATGGTCTTAAAATTGAACCATCTGCTGTATAAGAATCTGATCTATTACCATCTACATATAGTTTCTTGGTCACTGGAGAGCTTGCCATGTTTGTGATTGGCAATAATCCTGTCACATCTGCAGAAGCTAAATTTACAGCAGAACTAGTAATATTCCCGCTTGAATCAGAATGTAGAAGTCCTGTGCTATATCCAGGTAACTGCAATAAACCTTCACTAGTTAAATAAAAACGATCTGCTAATGTTCCAGCCGTATTAGTTAATTGAATATGAAAATCTGATGGAACCGTAAGACTATTTATAGCATTAGCTTTAAATGAAAATGTCCCTGAAATTGGAGCAGATCCTGCTGTAGCTGCAGCAGCTTGAGCAGTCCACTTTGAATAATCTTGCCCTGCTGATATTGAAGAGTTTACCGCTATAGTTCCAGATCTAGAAGTAAGTGTTGAAACACCCGCTACTGATGCACCATTAAAATAACTATGAAGCTTTATTTGAGCTCGATTAGCCGTGCTAGCATTTGCTAATTGCATCATAGAGTTTGCAGCACCGATAGAACTAGATATCCCATTACTAAATATAAAACCTGTTGTTTCATCTTGTACTAAAGCCATCCCAGCACCTGAAGCAGTAGCTACCTGAGGTATATGAAGAGTCATACTCGAAGTATTTTGTGGTGCTGCCGTTAAAGTAGTACTGGTTGTTTGGCCGCTTAAATCAAAAGTTAATTGTTTTGTAACATCAGATGCATTTACAAAAGAAAGTTTATTATCTGCTACTACACCATTGATTGCTATTGTGTTGGCTGTATTAACTAATGGAGCACTAAAAGTTAAAGATGCTTGTTTCCCATTCAGCTGAGTTTGAACAGAACTTGTAACCCCTGAAAGAAATGCCAATTCTGCACTAGTAGTAACTGAAGAAGAAGGAATACTTGATCCGTCAAATATTGCAGCAGTACCTGCGGTAGGAGTTACTGTCGGAATATACAAATACCCAGTAAGACTGGTTGCATTTCTAACACTATCAGCATTAATTACTCTAGAATTACCAGCGAATGCTTGAGTACAAAAAATAACTAGTATTAATAATAACTTAAGCATTCTCTCTCCTAGAAAGTTCTACCCAATTAACTGTATCCCATCTCAGCCAAAGAGAATCATCTGCTGCTAGTAAACAGCTTCCATTTAAAGACAATCCATTCCCATTAGCTAAAGATACTGTTTGGCTATCATTTCTTCCACGAAGCTCTAATAATTGGCCATCAGCTGTTCCTGCTGCTACAGAAGGATTGGCAGTAACAACTATGTTCCCTGCGTTTCCTTGTAGATAAATTAATTGATTATACCCACCAGGTGGTGTGATTCCTCCAGCTGCAGTAATATTTACGGGAGAGCTACGAGTTCCTGAGATAGTAGGCGCTGAACCTCCTCCT